CTTCCAAGCCATTCGCAGCACCCAACACCCAGTAGCGGTTGTTGTTGTCTTGGACGATGACCAGCAAGCGATTCCGAGCCAAGAGGCGCAGTTCATTCCGCACGGCGGTCTGCAACTTGTTGATGGTGAAGGTGACTTCGGGAGTGTAGAACAAGGTTCCGTTCTCGGTGCTTGCGTTCAAGGTTTCCGTCATGGACGAAGTGGCCTTGGTCAAGTCATACTCGTAGAATCCCGATGAGAAACCCGTGAAGCCTGTGACCGTTCCGCTTCCGTTGGTGTTCACGGAACCCGTTGGGTTGAAGGCTTGGACAAAGACAGTTTTGATGCCGCCGACTGAATCTCGGCATCCGAGGGCGTAGCCCGTAGTTAATGAGCAGGACATAGTGTATTTTTATTTTAGGAGTTGCAAGAATAAAAAGCGGGGGGAAGTTTCCCTCCCCCCTTACACTTAGGCCAGGCGGAAGTCAACCATCAAGTCGGGATAGGCGAACTGCACACCTGCTTTGAAGGCGGCTTGGAAGCGGACTTCATCGTTGTCCTTGGAGTACCACAACTCAAAATTCTCCTCGTCGGACAACAGGTCGGTACCATAGAACAAGTTACCGAGGTAGGTTGCAACGATGCGGTTGGTAGAGGTCAAACCTGGGACTGCAACGATGCGGACATTCGTGCCAGGGTAGATGATGTCGCCATCAGCCAAACCTTGCAAGTCAACTTGGTTGTACATGACACCAGTTTGCGACTTCATGGCTCCAATCAAGGTACGGAAGTTGTTCCATCCGCAGAAGATTACGAGGTCGTTGCGGGTCAAGATAGCCTGTGGGATGTCATTGTACACTTTGTCAAAGATGCTGATGACATTCAGAGATGTGATACCAACGGAAGCCGATACTGGGTTCCAAGTTGTGCTGGAGGCGTTGGCGAGAACGGTAGAACCCGATGCAGCGTTCAGCAGTTGGTTGACACCGCTGAAATAGGAGTTACCCTGCCAGATGGCGGTTTCCAAAGCCTCGGCGATACGGAGAGCCTTCTGCTCGGAGAATGCTTGCTCAAAAGGTACGCCGTCGTATTGGCTACCAGCAGTCAACTGCGACTGCATCCAGTATTGCTCCAAGGAACGAGGGCAAAGAGCCTCTTGGATTTTCATTACGCCAACGGTGATGTTGCGCTGGCTGAATGTGGTGTTGCCTGTTGCAGACCAACCGCAGACCGTTCCTGACCCGATGTTGGCATCGGTGTCCATGAGGTTAAGGGCGGCGGCTGACTTGATACCAACTTGCTTGGTGAACAGGGCAGCAGAACGAGCGGCGAAGACCGCTTTGGTGATGAGGGGCAGCCTTTGCTGCTCGGTGTAGGCTGATAGGTTTCCGAAAGAAAATGCCATGGTTTTGTTTTTAGGGGGTTAAGGTTATTTGGAGTTTTTTAGAGTTTGGATTGATTGTGCGATGGCCGCAAAGTTTTGGGCGGCTGATGCCTTCCGTTGCTCCACGATTGCGGAGGCGGTTGGCTTGGGTGCTTCGGATGGAAGTTCGGCGACCTTCTCAACGATGTCGGTCATGGTTTCCATCTGCGAGGCAAAGGCGGCCATCTTGTCCTTCATCTTGCCCATCTCGGTGTAGGCGGCTTTGAGTTCCTCCATGATGGACACCAAGTGCTTCTTGACGATTTCTTCCACCATGGCGGGGTCCACCAATGGGTAGCCTTCGGCGATTTCACTCACCACTTCACCCGCAACTTCGGGGGTTATCTCGGCAGCAACCTCTACTTCCTCGGCGGGGGCAGGGGCTTCGGCTACGACAACTTCGGTAATTTTGCCGCCTTCGGTCTTGACGACACCAACGCCTTCGACTTGATGTTCACCATCGGGAGCGGGTAGGGTTTCGTCTTCGGTAATGACATACACAGGCGTACCTGCAACGAGGTCGCCGTCCACACGGATGACCGTACCATCTACCAACTTGTAGTCGGCAAAGGCTTGCTTTTGGGTTGTGAACTTGCGGAGTTCGGTCCGCAGGGTTTCAATGGCTGATTTTAAGTTCATGTTATTGGGATTTGTAGGTTGGGTTGATATGTTGCAAAAAAGCGGTTAAGTCGTCTGCGAGGCCCGCAAGTGCGACCTCAAGTTCAGTTCCTGTATTCTTCATTCCGAACAAGCCCTCCACCGAAAAACCTTTGAAGGCGTGACGGTTCTCCCACACCTCGTCGTTCTCTACTTTGAAGGACCCGAACCAAGAGCCGTCGGGAGTGTCCTCGTAGCCTTTTGGGGGAAGGATGCCCCGCTCTGCGTCGGTGATGTAACTCTCAAACATGAACACGCCGTCAAGTTCAGCATTGTGGTAAGCGTTCACATTGTGCTGGTTGCCTTGCTTGAAGTATTTCTGCACGATTTTGCGGATGGTCGCCTTGTCAAATACGACATAGTACTCGCCATAGGTGTCGTCCTTGCGGAAGATTGGCGTATCGGCAAGCATCAGCGGTCCAGTCAGCACCCTGCGTTCTCCTGTTTCAGCGAACCGCTGCGGGGTCTTGGCGAAGGCTTGGAAGGGTTTTTCAATCGCAGGCATATCAACGAGGGCGACAAACTGCACGCCTTCGTCCACTTCGTCCACGGTCATTCGGTACACGGGAAGTTCCATGGTGGGATATGTAGTGGTTAGCCCAATGTTGCAAATTCGGACAAGCGGCGCACCCTGCTGGTCGTCTGCTGGATGTCACGCTCCACGACATAGGCCCGCATCGGTTGCATCCCTTGGCCTTGGCCGTTCATTGCAGCCCCATCCGTTCCGAGCATCGTGGTTTGGGGGTTGGAGAAAGTCGCTGGTGGAGTTGTTGATGTCGCCCCTCCCGATGGCGGTGGAGTTGTGGATGAGGTGCTTGAGAACTGCGTCTTGGATATTGCAGCAACTCTTGCAAGACCTTGAGCGATTGCAATACCAGCAGCAACGGCGGCACGGACGGGGGCCGATGGGTCGGGAATAGTCATCTGCGACTTATAGGCTCCCTGTGCCGCTGCGTAGGTATCAATGATGGCTTGGGCCATGCCTGCCGCCTTGTTGACATTAAACGCCTTCCTTTGAGATTGTTCGCTTTGTCCCGCAAAGGCATTCGCAAGTTGACCAATCGTTGCAAACCCGCTGCTTGCGAGTTCGACCTTTTGTTGCTCAATTATCTTTTGGTCCTCCAGTTTCTTTTTCTCAATCTCGATATCCCTTGCCGCCGCTGATGCACGGGCTTGGCCCTGTTTGCGCATCCCATCAATGACGGCTTGGTCCTCTGCCGCTTGAGCGTCCAATTTCATCTCGTAGAGGGTCAAGTTCAAATCCTCCACAAACTTGATGATGGCGTTATTTTCCTCTTGGAGTTTCAGCAGGCGTTGCTTGGTGGCTTCCTCCTGCTCCTTGCGGCGTTGCTCCTGTTGGGCCTTCCGCTTGTTGTCAGCAGCGATAAGGCCGTCGGTATGCCTGTCGTACGCTTGGCGGTACTGCTCCAGTTGCGCTTCCTCCCTTTGCAGGGCCATCGCCTGCTCCGCTGCCCGTTGCTTGGGGTCGGGCAAGTTCAGGAACCGACGAACCGCTGCGGTCAGTTCGTCCCACTTGGCCACAAGCAGACCAACGGCTGCGACTGCTGCACCGATACCCGTTGCAAGGAGTGCGATGCGGAACGCCTTCATCGCTCCTGTGCTGGTTCCCACCGCCACGGCGTAGAGGGCTTGGGCCGCTGCTTGGCCTTGGGTTATCAAGATTGAATCCTTGTTCAGCAGGTTGGCCACCTGTTGCACCCCGTTGGCGAGGGCCATCGCCGCTTGGACCTTGACAAGGGACTTCTGCAGTTCTTCTTCCTCCGCTCCGAATAGTGCCGCCGCTCCTTGGGCTATTTGGAATCCCGCCGTGATACCTTGGACCGCACTCACGAAGGTATCAATGGTTCGGGTATCGGATGCGAGTTGCTTAATTCTTTGCTGCGTGTCCCCGATTTGGTCCTTCAGCCTTCCCGCCTCTTTCTCCATTTCACGGAATGCTTTGGTCCCATCTTGGCCTGCGAGGGCCATGTCCGCAAGGGTCTTCTGCAATTCCCGCAAGCGGGTCTTTGCGCTGGTCGTGCCAGCGGCGGTGGAATCCTTGAGGCCAACCTCAAGTACAATTTCTTTGGTTACATCTGCCATATCTTATCCTTCGGAGGGTAGTTCGGGGTTTACGGGTGGTTCATACCCTGGGTCAACAGGGTCGGGGTCAATCGGACCATTGAACAGGGCCGATGGGTCGTTTGCAACGGGTGGGGTCGTGGTAGCGACAAACTCGGATAGGTTGAGGATGCGACGCAGGGTCACTCGGCAAGGCTTCATCTGCCCGACCAGGTAGTCCCTAATCTCAAGCAACCGCCAACGGATGCCGCCGTAGTATATCGGCTTGCGGAAGTCCAGTTGGTAAATGTCCACGGATGATAGCAGCATCGTGAGTTCCAACTGCAACGCCTCCTGCGATACCGTTTCGTTGATGTAGTTCAGCCAATAGGTGTTGTAGAGGTTGTTGTTCGTGTAGGCAAACGGGTTGCCGCTTGCGTTCACGGCGTTGTAATAGACCAAGCGAGGCTGACCAAAAGCCAAGTCCACGCTGGGGTTGTAGGGGTTGTCAATGTGGCTGACGAAGGGCATCCGCAAGATTCCCACGGATAGGGCCGTGTTTCCGCTCACGCCGTATTGGTAGGCCCACTCGGTCTGCCCTTCAATCAAGTTGTACTGCGCCAATCGGTAGCCCGTCTGCAAGGCTTTGACCGTTCCACTTGCAAGCGTTCCTTCAATGTCCCAAGTACGGCCCACGATTTTGTCCGTGCTGAACGAGGCGGGTATCAAAGTCCCGCAAAGGGTTTCCACGACCTTATCGCCTTTGCCATAAAAGTTGGAGGTGTTAAAGATTCGGCCACCGTAGCCTTCACGGGCCAAGGGATAGGACTGCTTGTAGGTCTTGGACAGGAAATCGCCCATGTCCTTGTACTTGAAGATGACATTGGTATAGGCGTTGGGGTCGCCGTTGGTGATGTTCTGCTCGGCGTTCTCATCCGATTTCTGCGACCAATCCACCACACCCGAAGTATAGAAATCCTTCCAAGGCTCGATGTATAGGAGTTTGGGGTCCTGCGGGTCGGGCATGAACTGCAGGTTGAACATCTTCTGCAAGTCCTGCAAGAGGTCGCTCTGCTTGACATCAGCAGGCAGGGCGGTCCGCATATCCAAGACCCCGATGCCAACGGGGTTTTCAAGGCAGGTCCATTGAACCGTTGCACCCGAAAGGATGGAGAAAGTACTTGTCAAATAGTTCGGACCCGCCGTAACTGTGAACCCGATATTGGCCGTCGTGTTGGCTGGGATGGTCACATTTTGGAAGCGGACCGTGAACTGGGTGTTGGTTGCAAAACTTATCCCCGTGATGACTGCGTTGTCCGTGGAGTTCGTGATATTTCGGATGGACATATTGGCCCCGAATCTTCCAGCAGTTGTGCCGCTGACCGTCAAGGTCACATCCACATTCCAACGGGTTGGAACGGCTGGATTTGAGAACACGCTGGACGATGCGACCCAATACCCTGGATTGTCGTAGAACGGGGCAGGCGTGTCTTTGGGGAATAGAGCGGTTGCGTTTGCCGTTCCTGCAAAGGTTACATTCCCCGTGCTTTGCGCAAGGATGTTGGACCCCGATAGGTTTATCGGCATGGTCCCCGCTGCGTAAGGGATGACCAACTTGCTGAACAAAGAGGAATTGAAGAAATTGGATGAGTACCTGAATCCCGCCTCGGTGAAAATCAAGTCCACCATCTTCTTGACATAGATGCTCGGACCGAGCCTCCACCACGGGGCTTGGAACCAACCTCCTCCTTGGTTCAGTATGTCCGTAAACCCCGCCGCATCTACAATCCCGTAAACATACCCGCTGCTTGCGCTGCCCGATGCCGTCCAGGTTCCCGACACATGGCCGCTTGTGGGCGTGTGGTTCATTCCTGTAACGCCTGCCGTGTTGACGAGCATATTGCCCTCAATGGCTTTGAACAGGGACACATTGTCCGTAAACAAGCCCACCTCGTAGGTGACGGTTCCCTTGGTCTTGGACATGGAGAGCAGTTGCAGCACCCCGCTGAACACCTGCACCCCATCCTCCCACATAGCGGCTCTTATCCGCTTG